CATCCAAAACTAGCAGCAGTACCTACATACAAAGCTACTCCAACAGGAGCTCCAGTTTCAGTTGTAGGACTTTGGATAACACCAGCAAAAGGATTAAGTACCATATCAACAGTTGTAGAAGCAGTGATAGCAATTATCAAAGGATCTTCAAGAGTTAATACCAATGTTGCTGAAGCATCAGCAGCAGGATGACTTTTAATCTTTAGTGCGTATCCGTGACCAGGTGTGCTTGAAGTTACTAGGTAACCTTCTGCATACTGATTAGCAGTAGCAGCAGTTGCACCTAAAGTAACAGTAACTTCGGTTGCACCAATAGCGGCAACTGCAGGTGTCATTGATGAATGATTAGCAATTGTGGCAGGAGATTGTAACACATTCCCAGCAACAGTAGCTGATCCACCGAACTTTGCATAACGATATAGATCACCATTCACAGCTTCACCGCAAGTCCCCAATGGAAGGTTCTGTGAAGTACTTTCTGTCCAGATGTCCTGGGGTGATAAGGGTTTAGTTAATTGACTCATAATTTTATATTATGTGATTTAAGGTTTGAAGTATTCAACAGTTAAAAGATTAGGTATTTAAAGGTGTGTCCTGTTTCATCATCACTTGATTCAACAATGAAACTACCAGCTGTTACTGTTGTAACTGCTATATGACCAGTAGGAACAGCTAAGTCCATCAATAAGATGAAACTTCTAGCTGTAACTTTTGCATCAGTAACAGTGTGGGTTGTACCAGATGTCCAGGTTTGAGTAGTTTTTGTATCTAACTTCAAAGCTGGGTTATAATTCTCGTGATTTATACTCATATTCTTTTCCAGTTAACCGATCTTATCTCACTGTGGATTACGACCGGGTTCTAATTTATGATGTAATTCCTTTTAGAACTGCTTGGTGTCTAGGACTCCAGCAAACTAAATTTCCATATAATAGGAATTGTCCTATTTCAGCGTCTTGATTAACAGGTTCTTTTAAGCCAGTCCAAGCACAACCATATACAGGTACTTTATTTTCATAAGCACCGGATTGGATATTGTTGATCTTCATTTCAACTTCTCCGTGTTGTGGATGTTTAAGACCATACCATTTAAGGTAATCTTCATTAAGCATATACATGAAGCCTGATGTACATTTTTCATCAGCAACTACAGGTACACCACGATACATTAGAGCATCAAAGCCAACTTCACCAACTCCAAGAGCTGATTTGTTTTCTGCCATACCCATTGATGTAACTTGTTTATATCCACCAACATCGTAGTTAGCACGGATTTGTGGTTGTACTAGAGATTCGTAGTAAGTCCAAACTGATTCGTCAGTAACGATCAATGTTGGTTTAGCAGTACCAACCTTAGCTGCATTGTATGAAGTAGCCATTGCACTAATAGTCAATGCTCCAACACCAGTTGTTACACTAGATTGTAATGCACTGTAAGAAGAACGAGTTTGAGTACCATAAGTAGCAACGTTAGTTCCATCATCAACAGCAGCACCTAGACCTAAGAAGTCTTTGTTGCTATTTCCAGTACCATCTCCGTAGAATAAACCACCGATACTGTCAGCCATTGACATTTTTGCTGTCTCCATTTCTACCTTTAATAGATCTAAAACTCTTGATTGAGTAGCATTAACAGCTAGATCAAGATTAGATAGAACTACTGATTGGTAGTATTGTCTAGGATCAAAACTAGAAATTATTCTAGTATTAATCTTGCTTGTTGATAAAGGATCAAATCCACTATATGAACCTTGTGCTGAATTCTTCTGATACATCATTGGTCGTTTCAATGCTTCGCCATCCCATCTTTTACCATTTTTAAGTAAACGAGCGGTTAGAACATTGCCGTTAAATGCACCATCAACAACACTAGGTACGATTTTGTCTTGTGTTAAAGACTGTACGTATGAGTCGAATGTCATATTCGTTAGTTAAACATTATTTAAGTCCCTTTTTGCCCTCTTCGATGATGTCATCAAGAGATTGTCCGGGATTATATACTCCGGCTTCCTTTTTAGAAGTAGGAGTTGATTTAAGACCAGAGTCTTTCTTACGCTTTCCAATCTGTTCACCCTTAGTTAGTGCTTCTTTAGATGTTTTGTTAACCTTATCCATAAGAGTTAACGCAGTTGATAGATCGGTAATTTTATATTCAAGAGCAAACTTGATAAGTTCATCCTCTTTAAATTCCTTTCCATCATCCTTTAAAGCATTAAGTTGTTCAGTGACCATATCTTGAGCTTTACTTTCCTCTGATTTTGTTGCCTTTTTATTAGCCTCCAAATCACCAACGATTTGTTCTTTAATTTTATTAGGCATCTCAGCGATATATTTTGTTATATCTTCAAAGCTTTCAAACTCTGGTACTTCAGCTTTCTTCTGACCTTGTGAGTCAGCTATCTGCTGTCGAAGTTCGTCAATTTGAGTTTTAGTTTCAGCCAGTGTTGACTTCAACTCGTTCTTTTCCTTGACCAACTCCTTAAAACGAGAATGCTTATGAAAAGGCTCTTCCTCTTTTTTAACTTCCTCGCCCTCAACTTTAGTTTCATCTGGAGTTTTTTCGTCTTCACTGACGTTCGATTTAACTTCGGCTGGTTTCTTATCTTCAGGTAGCGACTCTGTAGGAGTTTTCTCCTCCTCTGATGTGCTTTCTAGTTTCACATCCGCTTGTATATTTTCAAACATATATTACGTTATAAGGTTACGACCCATTTATGTTAAATTATTTCTTCTTTTTATTGTGTCCACCTTTGTGACTATGACCTTTCGGTTTAGCTGATTTTAAAACTTTCTTTCTCTTTTCATCAGTATTAACCTTTTTAACTACTTTCTTTGTTGGCATATTATTGTGTTACAGGCGGCGTTTCTCCACCACCAGGTAAATTAAGTTGAATTCCTTCTGGTAAAGGTACATTACCAGTTTGTTCTATTTGTGCTTGTTGCTGTTCCTCCATCATTTCAGGGAATAATGCGATAGGATTTGTCTGCCAAATAAATAACTTCATAGCCATTTCTTTAGGGTTGGCATAATCCATACGCTCATAGAAAGATATTGGATCAATCAAACCGGCAGTCATTAGTTGAACAGCTTCTGCTCTGCGAGTATCTTTATCAATACTCATTGCACTACCAGGTTTCACCTTAACCTTTATACTAGCCAACTTGCCAGTTTCCGGATCAATGAAGTTATTCCTATCAAATATAATTGAAGTATTGTCCTCGTCATTAGTATTTACTTCAACTGGTTCAGTTTTGTAAATAAGGTACATATGCAACATAGCAGTGTACCACTCTTGAGCCACACGATCCAATGCACGACTGAATAAATCAATACGACCTAGATCACCAGACTTTAACAACTTAGCCTCACCAAGTGTCTTTTGTCCAGTCTGTTCACCTCTAGTAGTAGAATGAGCTCCAAATATATTATCAATTTCAGACTTACTATCTTGTAGATCGCTGAATACAAACGCTGGTAATTGTTTTGGTGGGATACGATTGACTGCTTCGGCGGCTGATCCACTCTTTATGAACAACTTTTCATTCGGATCACCAGTATATGATTCAAGAGTTTTCTTTTCTATAAAGTCACCACTACCAACAAGTACGCCATTATCATTAGCATTGTCATTGATTTGGTTCTTTCTCTTATTAACACCATCTTGGATGCTTTTGCCTTGCTCCATTAAAGATGTATCATCATATACAGTATTACCGATATTAAATACAGTTAATGGAATAAAAGGCATCTTCTTTTCAGGATATAGATTGAACATAGGTTCTCCGGACTCGTTCATATCCCCATAGTCCCAATTAGGATTCTTCATCTTCTTTAGAAGTATGTTGTTGTATTTATATACCACATACTTCGGTGTCCAAAACTCTATATACTTAATAACAGACATTAGATTGTTCTTACCAACACTCGCTTCAATCTTATCTTTTTTGTCCGGGAATAACTCAATTAGTTTTTCTGCTGTTGAATCACACCACTCACCGACAAATCTACTCTCGCTAAACTTTCTAGCGTTCTTATCAAATATCATTTTGTCTGGTTTCTTCCAGGTGGTTTCAATATCATCAATCTCCGGGTTATATTCATACTTCAATATACCAATAAGATATATTGCCCAGTGACGTGATATCATCTCAACATTATATTGCATCCCCTCAGTGTCACACTTATCAGTGGGTACTTCCCACATATTCATTAATAATTGCTTTGTATCCTCTTTCAACTGATCGTCTTTCATACGAATAGTTGGTTCAGGAGTTCTTGAAGTCATTATAGGAATAATGGTTTCAAGCGACATAAACAATCTATTGTCTACTATCTTGGACTGATGCGGTCGCATCTTCTGTTCGTTTAACTGGTTACCTTTCCAGTAAAGCTCGTTCTCACGACCACGCTTGTCCATATCAGCTTTTGTGCCTGATGATTCTTTCACCAAAGCATCTATTGTTTTAATCAATTCATCATCTTTTAAATCTAATTCCAATGATGGACTGGTATCTTCTACACCTTCTTTTGGTTTTTCAAAATGAGGTGTACTTGTTGTATTTATTGGCATAGTATTTTTAAATAAAAAGCACCAGGATTTATTAGGTTCTCTGGTGCTCTATGGCACTCTGGTACTCTAGATTAGCAGTAAACTCTTACACTTACTACACTTAATCGTTATATTGTTCTCTATTATTTTATTAAACTTGAATAGTAATTTATTGCAGACTGGACATTTAGCAGTGTTTCCAATCTGTTGCTGTATCATCTTTGAACTTGATTTCTGCTCCGATATCGGTTGCTTTAACTGTATTATCCTCATTAACATAAAATGATTTCTTGCCTTGTATTGGTTTAACTTTATTAGTAACTACCCCACCAACACCTATTTTCATCATAGCTAACATCCAATACACTGTTGCGTGAGCGAAATGATCAGGTCTATTCTCAACAGTTTTCCATACTGCTCGTGGAACACCGAGAGCTGACTCTTCAATGACTTGATACATATTATCCCAATGAGTGATATATTCCTCTAACCTTGATTCAACCATATTATAGTTTACACCGCCATCAACTATCATATCAATAACTTCCTGTATGATTTTATTCCTATCAGAGTAAACCATACCTCTGCGTTCTTTCTTACCCCACTGAACAGTCCCGAGCTGATCCTTGTCTTGCTTGTAAAATGAACAATATACTTCACCCGGATATTTCTTTGCCAATCTTTTTGGCTCTTTTGGATACGGATTAAGATCAATAACCATCTTAGCCTTGTATTTTATCTTCAAATCTTCTATATCTTTCCAGTCTTTTGTCACTCCCATTTCAAATATTCCCTCTTGATTGCCGACTACATAATGCTTTTCAACCCCATTGTCCACACCAATAGCCACATCTAGACGCTTATTATCAGTCAAAACGATATTTGATACGATAACTTCTCTATCTACGACCACGTCTGAGCCCTTATAAGGAAGCCCGAGAACGAAATTGTAGAAGAATTGTGTGTCTTTTGTAGCGTGTGCGAGTAATATATCCTTAGCACTTGTCTTTGGATTCATCAACTGACTGATCCAATACCCTGCTATATCTCTATTATTGTATTTCTTTACCCATTGTCCTCTTCTCCTATCTTCATTAGATATTTCCCCTTTGCATTTAGTACATATAAATATCCCTTTTTCCTTATCAATATTGTCCGGGAACTGCATAAACTGCTTATAACTACAGTGAGAGCAAGTGACAAACCAATGTTTTTGATTAGATAATTTCCAATACTTATCAGCCCCAATCCCTGGTGCTGTCGGGTTTGAAAAATACCATCTTCCTTTGTACTCACTATTCGCCAACCTTGATTCATATTGTTCAATAATAGTTTGATCAGAACGATCTGATTCATCGTGTACGTTTAAATCTGATGTAAGCATAATACCACGACCAGACTCCATCTTACTATCACCCGACTTGCCGGAATGAGTACCACGATAAAAGATAAATGCTTGTCCTACTTTCTTTTGTTGAATAGTATCTTTATCTTTTACCAACTCTCCAATAACAGGATTGTTAGTTATCAATGGATTGACCTTAGAACTTACAAAGTCTGACACACCATCACCAGTTGGTAGAGTATAAATGATGTTCCAGTTTTTATATTTCGCAGCCCACAATGTTTTTAAAATAGTCAATGTACTCCAACCGATCTGTGAACATTTTATGATCCCCTGAATAGGAGTCATATCTTTCCAGGGTTCAACTAAGAATTTATGATCCGAGAACTCAAGCTTTTTGCCTTGTTCTGTTATCATCCCGTTGTCAGCTACCCATAGTAAAGGATTAGTCTTTTGGACTTTCCTGCTTAGAGCCTTCAAATAATCTTTGTTCACGCCATTTTTCATAGTCTTTTGCTTCTTCTTCGTTTAAACTTTCATCAATCTCCAACGATATTGCTTGTTTTTCTGGTGCATAATTACCTTTCAATTTGTAAGCTGTATCTAAATATTTATGCCTAGTTGGATGATCTTCCGATTTTCCACCATCATTATCAGTTTTAAATGCCTTTAAACCTTCGTTATGAACCTTAGCCAACACATCGTCAGGCAGATATTCTTCCATCAATTCATTCCACCCTTTGGAGTTAGTTAGTTTTTGAGGAGTTTTAGCTGTTTCCTCACTATATCCCACATCTCTCATAGCTTTACTTATATTTCCACCATTTTCAACTATTTTCTTAATGGCTTTTTTTTGTTTAATTGTAGCCATATTTTTATAATTATTTCCAAACTACTTTTGATACTCTCTCCGAGTGAGCTTTTCTTTCAGCCTTTTCAGTTTCTTTATAAGCCTCTTTTAATCTTTCATCGTGTTCTTTCATCTCTTGATCCTCAGCTTTTTTCTTATATCCTGCCATTTCCCACTCTTTAGTTTGAGTTGGTTGAATAAAGTGCCTCTTGTGACCATCCATATATTCCTTACTCTCCTCACTTTTAGTACCAGTCACCTGTTGTTTAAAAAATGTCTTACGAAAGCCACACTCTTCACATTCTTCATGAGTACGACCTGCGTCCTCATCAACTATATTAAAGTTATGACCAATAATATCACATTTACTACTCATAAAAAATTGTTTTAGACTATTTTATTTTACTCCAAAACTCCCTATCATCTTCTTTTTTTATCTCTTCCGCAGATGGAGTTGTTAATAATTCTGACTTATTTTGTGTCTTTTTAACCAATCTAACAGCCTTGTGTGACAATTTAAACTGAATTGCACCCATTACATAGCCTAGAAAAAACGATAAAACGACTAAAAATGCACCAAACATATTATTTATCAGGAGTTATTATTTCAGATTCTTTCTTTTTATTAGGAACAACCACAATTTGATCCGGCTGAGGAACTGTAACCAACCCAACATCATATTCTTTACATAAAGTATTCAACTTCCCTTTGAATTCCTCGATTTTTTTAACAGTTTTCTCATCGTACATACAAATTTATTTATTTCTAATTGATTAAAATGCTCACACTCTCCCCTACATTCCCCATCGAACAACACCTCCCCACAAGTTGTACATATTATTATAAGCATATTTTATTAGTGACGAGAAGATTTTTTGCCAATCATCAGCGTGAGGTTTTTAGTTCTCGTCAACGCCTTTTAGTAGAACCCCTTAGAAATTCTAGTAAATAAGCCTATAAATTTAAACCTTCCCATCACTAATAAAATAAAAAAGACGTACTTAAAGAACGCCTTCACAATAACTTTTAAATTGATAATATAGATCCATACTCCTTGGTTATATTATAATTATACTAAAAAAAGAAAAGCTTGTCAAGCTTTTCTCCTTAAATTACGCAGTTTTAGCTAAATTCTAACAGTACAATGATCACAAATGCTAATATAATCACCATCATCATTCTCAACATCTTTCATTAGTTCAGTACATTCCCACTGCCCACAACATCTACATTTGACCTGATCACCACGAAGTTCAGCCATCAAATCTTCTGCGAACAGTTTTTCAATTAACATATTTTTTAATTGTCCCATATATTTATTTGTTAAGAGTTATTTTTTCAATAACATAGTTCTGCCCGGACTCAACTTCATCACAAAAATCACCATCATCCCACCTTTGATTAGCTTTTGTTAAGCTTTCAGCTTCAATGTCAACATAACCATCACCATCAAAGCTATAATGTATTCTAAATTTTTTCATATATTTATTAATCTTCATCACCATAATCGATATAATCTTCTAAACCGAGCTCTTGAGCTAACAAGATTTCATCTTCAGAAAATTCCATATCGTATATAGTGGCTAAATAATTATTCATATTATTCCATTATCTCAGTTCCACTAAGTGGATAAATTACATATGAACCATCATCACTATTGCCAACGACCTCTAAACCCTCAAATATCATATTCCACTCCTCATCACACGCAATATGAATCTTCTTATTGTCCGGCAACTGTTTTAAAATTGCCTTAAGTTGTTTTACCAACATATATTTTCCCTTCTAGATCAATTATCCAGGTGCAGACAAATGACCCTTATTTAATTATATTTGTATTGTAGCATACTACAATAGAGAGGTCAAATGAGTTATCCACTCCGATCAAAGATTGCAAGATTGCAAGTTTGTAGGGGGGGGTATATATATATATTTTCCTATATATAAGGTAATATCTTTTAAATAAATATATATACAGGGTACAGCAATCTTGCAATCTTGCAATCTT